TTCTAACATATAAAACATTACCTTCAATTTCTTTAAAATATGTTGTTCCTTGATCACTTTGTGCTTGATCTAAAATATCATCAATTATTTGTGCCATAGTAGTATTGACATATGTTTTACTTATTTGAGTTGGAATATCTGCTATAACACAAGTTAAATAAGCTTCGCCAGCTAATGATTTTATTGCTTCATCTGCTCTTATATTATAAAACTGCTTAACTGATATCTTATTATTTTTTAAATAAAAACTATAGTCCTGGCATGTATAGCTCCATGTCCATCTCCTTTGAATTGGCTTGAATGCAATTCCTCTAAATATTTCTAATGAATCATTAAACAGTTGTATGACTGTCCCTGTTGGAATTTCTTTTATACTATCAAAAGTTAATTGACTACCTATATTATCAGTGTCTCCACCCCACGAAATAGTATTGCTATCTTTTATTATGTCTTGATTATTAACAACAAGTCTATACATAACACCACCTAACTTTCAATCCAAGCACCATCATCACCAAATGTATATTGAACATCATCTATTGTAGCCGTTCCACTAAAATACATCGCGCCATCTGAACCAAAGTAATACCATTTATCATTGTATTTAATCCACTCATTCCTAGCCATCATACAATTATCTTTTAGATAATACCAATATCCTCCGTCCTGCAACCAACTAGATTGCCTAGCATAACCTGCAGCATTGAAGCTATACCACTCATTATCTATTAACTGCCAAGAGTCTTTATAATAATTTCCTGATGTATCCGTGTAGTAGTACCATCCAGTTGAATCTTGTTGCCAACCAACCTCATAAACTTTAACAATAGTAGTATTGTAATCTCTCCATTGTTTAAGCCCTAAAGTATATTCATAATCTCCATTTTTCATTATTTGAGGTTCAAATTTTTCAATACTAAAAGTATCATTCACATGGTAACCATCTGGAGTATTTATAACTAAGCGAATAGGCTCAGTATTTGTTTTAGCATTTTCAATTAAGTCGATTATTTCCTTTGCATTAACTTTACTTTTAGAAAAATAATACTTGCTTGCATCTCTTGGGAGCCAATCGCTCCATGATCCTTGAAGCAATCCCTTTTTCTCTATGAAGTTATATGGAATATCCCAATACGTTTCAAACTCTTCATTTTTACTCTCACTCGAAAACGCAGGCAGCTTGCTTGGTATTGTTGGGAATTGCAACACTTTTGTTCTGTTGTAATCACTTATATAGATATTATAATTACTCATAGCCTACTTTCCTTTCTAAGAATTAACCATTTGATAGTATAATTTATTAAAAATATGTTGTCCTACTTGGTCTGCAAACTCTTCATTACCTATCATATTTCCTTGAACTGTCAATTGCACAATTATTGAAGCACCACTATTATTCAATATCTTATCTGTTTGACCTGCTGGAATAACTTTTGATCCACTTGGAAGTATTGCCATTTCACCATTACCAAACTCATTCATTCTAGTAGGGCCACCAGACCAATAATGTGTTCCTGTTGCATTCATAGGTGTTCTTGAATATACTGTATTTCCACTTTTATTAGTTACAGATGTAACTGTTTCATTTGTTGTTATATCAACTGTAGATCCATCTAAACCAAGGAATTTTTTAAGCTTCCCCCATGCATTTTCTGCCCAATCACATATTTCTTGAAAATGCTTAACAACTTCATAGATAGCAAATCCTAAGCCAGCTATTGCAAGCGTTACAACTCCAATTGGATTTGCATCCATAGCGACATTTAACAGCCACTGTGCTCCTTCCCACGCTGTAGTAGCATTTTGTATTCCCCAAATCATAAGTTCTATTGTTCCCCATGCACTAGTCGCGAATGTTGTAATCCCAATCCAAGTATTAACTCCAACAATAGCTAACTGCCATGCAGCAATTGCTCCAATTATGCTATATACAATAGGTTCAATTGTTGGCCAATTATCATTTACGAAATTAACTACTCCTGTGGCTCCGTCAATTATATCTTTAATTGCATCACTTACAGAATCCCAACTATCAGGTGTTACAGCTGAAAATGATGGTACAACACTATTATAAATGGTTCTTGCCAAATTAGATGCAGAGCCTATTAAATCACCAAGTGAAGGCATGATTTTATCTATAATTGAACCTCCAACACTTAAAAAAGTATCAGTTACTCCACTTACATCTTCTTTTATTTCAGGAATATTATTTCTAAACCAATTTGCAAAATCATTTAAACGAGGTAATGCAGCATCCGAAATTGGAATTAATACGCTTGTTTGAATATTACGTTTAATTCCCTCAAATGCACTACCTACATCGTTATATTTTATTTTATTTATTTGTGCTAATGCATCATATGTGTTGCTTATCTCTCCATCAACATTTCCTAAACTTTCAATTACGTTTATACCTAAATCTTCAAATTGAGTACCAAATAATTCAACACCTATTTGGCTTTGTTTTAAAGGATCTTTCATATTTGATAAAGCTGTAATAACATCCTCAAAAGTATCTTTTGCGCTATCACCACCTTGAGCAAATTTAGCTGCTAAATCATCAGCATTAAATCCAAGCTGAGAGAATCCATCTGCTGTTGTTTTGCTTCCATCTATTGCTCTAATAGAGAATTCTTTAATTGCATCACCGACTTTATCTAAATTAAATGCACCTTCTGCTGATCCGGCCGAAAGAATATTAAACATATCTTCAGCATTTAATCCAAGTTTTTTGAATTGCACACTGTATTCATTGATAGAATCTAACATTTCTCCACTAAAATCTAATCCCCCTTGTTTTCCTTGTGCAATTAAATTAAATGCTTCATCACCATCTATTCCAAATTGTTTCATTAAAGTTGATGCTGATCTAACAGATTCTTTTACCTCATATCCAAAAGTGTCTTTTAATGCTATTGCATTTTCAGTTAGTCCTTTTAAATCATCACCAGTATATCCTGTCTGCTCTCCTACTGCTTTTAACGCTTCACCTATCTCTTCGAAATTCTCTCCAAAATTATCATTGTATATATCTAGCATGACATTCTTCATTCTATCCATGCCAGTTTCAGCAAGTCCGCTAGATGTCATAACTCCATTTAGAGATTTTTGAAGTTCATTTCCGAAAGTAACAGTTTCAACTATACCTTCTTTCATAAACTCCCATATATCCATACCAGCACCAAATCCAATTCCCCTGAGCATAGATTCTTTAACAGTATTAAAAGCTTCACTAACAGTTTTTTTCATTTTAACAGCCTGGTCTTCTGTATCCTTCATACCAGACTTAAATCCCTGAGTATTTTTAGCAACATTTTGAATAGTATCACTAAAATTATCTTTCAAATTTAATATGGTATTAATTACTTTTGATGACAAATTATCACCCCCATATTAATTTTTCTGTGGTTTAGTATTCATTAATTCATTTTTATAAATAACGTATTCCATTAAAAGCTCTTTTTGAGACTTAGGTAAACTCCATAAATATTCGAGGGAATGACCACATTCAAAGAAATAACCTAGCCAAAATAATGGTCCTATTTCTCCTTTGCCATTCCCTCTTATTAGTTTTTTAATTTTTCTTTAGTCTTTTTGCCATCACCAAAAGCTTCCTTTATCTTTTTAGCTATACCAGCTAAATTTTCAACTCCAAAAGCCTTAACTGGTGCATCTAAAGGATCTTTTATTCCCCATGCTTTATGCAGTTCTGGATTTTGTAAAAATGGGCAAGAAAAATAAATAAATTCTTTAGACGCATTAGCCAATAATTTATAATCTGTACCTATTATCTCTTCATTTTTATTCATTTTAATTGCATTTGCCTGTGCATCTAAATACTCTAAAATATTATCTTCTGTAGGTCTTATAAAGGTTATAGGTCCATATCCTTCTATCTCTATATCAGCTTCTTTCCTTATTCCTTCACTTTTCTCTAATCCCTTTTTAATAAAGTCCTCTAATGACATTTTGTTCATAATATTCCTCCAAAATTTTATTTTAAAATTGAAAAGATGCTTAATTAAAAGCATCTTAATATTAAATAGTTTCAATAGGATCGAAGTCTCCAAAGTTAAACGGAAACTCCTCTTCAATTATTTTTTTAGATTCAAATCCAGCAAGTAAGAATTCAGTTATTACTACCCCCTCTATACTTGCCTTTTCACTTTTTCCTGTTGCTTTATCAGTTAAGCTTGATATTAATTTTATATCTGGCATGACTCCACTTTTATATGCATCAGCACAAATCTTCCATATTGTACTATCAATTTTTTTTACTGTAAGCGTACCTTCTCCTGACCACCCATTATATCTACTATATGTTGCATTATCTCCGCAAAACTCAACCGTTTCAAAATTACCTTTTACTTTAGCTTCAATCTTGCTTAAATTAGCTAAAAGTTGTCCATTGAACCAAAGATTACCGCTGCTACCTGTCAAAACTTTATTTGCTAACGCTTGATTTCCCATAATTTATTCAGCCTCCTTATTACGCTAAATTTATTTCAAAGTCTAAATCAACCATGCTTTGTAGTATTTTTACATTTGCTTTACTAAATAAGCTTCTCTTAAATGTATTTTTTTTGACTTGAAGATCTGTCCAATCTTTAGCTTCAGCTGTTCCTGCTTCTATCCACGCTGCTCTTTGTGCTTCAACATTTATATCGCTTTTGTTTTCGTATTCCATATCAAGTACATCAATACTAGCCAAGTTCTTGAAATACCCATTAACAGCACTTATAAATAAAATTTGATTATCATATTTATTCTTATATCCACCGCCTAGATAATCTTCTTTAAATGTAGTTGAAATATCATCTTGCATAAGATCCATTGCTTCAACCACCTCTATCTCTTTCATATCTTCTGTAGCTGATTTCCCATTTGTAGTAGTTAAACTGTTAATTCCACGTGCAATTCTAACATCTGCACCATCATTAATTAGAATAAACTTACCAGCGCCTAGAGCCTCATTTCTATCCTCAGCCTCTGAAACCTTACTAAGATTTGTGCATTTAAAGTTATTGCATCCTTGTGTAATATTACATTTCGCTAAAATCCCAATAAGACTTGGACAATATTTTTCTCCTGTTTGTTCGCGCCTGCTATCACTAAAAGTTATCTTTGTATTAACAAAATTAACTACATGTTTTTCATCTGGTGAAGTTACATTGTATACTACCGCTTTATAAGTTTTTTTATTAGCTACTTGAGATTTTATCCAACTTGATAAAGTTGTAAAATCTTCTGTTTCACCATCTGCCATTGTTATCCATCCTGTTTTTACATTCTCGATAACAATCTTTAATGCATCAGAAATAGTTGCGGATCCACCAATCTTTACTACACAAGCCTTATATGGAGCAAATGTAAATATATCTTTTAAATATTGTAAATTATCTTCCGTATATAATTCTTTATCAGTGTTTATCTCAGTTATATCGGAATATTCTTTATAATTAAACATTGCGCTTGTATCATCTTTAACTATTAATATTGCATAACCTCTTTCACTTCTCTCAGGAAGCGAAGCTGCCTTTTGACTGAATGACACATCAATATTTGGCATTGTAACTGTCATATCATCACTCCTATTCTTCTAAATTTAAATTGAAGTTTAATTCTTCTATTGGTTCTAAGTTAGAATCATCATATATTTCCTCAAGAGAATATAAATCAAAAGTAACTTGTAATACTCCATCAGTTGTGCTGCATTCTATATCTTCAGCAATCGGCATATAAAATGTATCTGTGACTTT